ACTGCAGCCGCTGGTGGTGGAAGCAAACCACCTAAGAATCCTCCAAAGGGTCCAACAGGACCTAAGAATCCTAATAAGGGTAACGATAACGAAAACGAAAGAAAATACACAGGCGGCCTAACTAAAGGCAAAGCGTCTAAAAACGATGAACGTATGAACCCTAGGAACGATCTTAAAAGACAGAAGTAATAAAAAAGGCCCCAGTTACGGGGCCTTTTCTATTTACCTAGGGAATTTACTAAACCACACCGTTACGGCTGATTCAGAAGCTGTCCCATCGTATGCATCTGGTCCTAATCCCCAGGACCCAAAGTTTTCTCCACGACTAGTCATGTAGAAAGCGGCTTGGGCGTTTGTTACTGGGTCAAAGAGTTCAGCATTAGATTTAATACCAAATTTTTCTCTTCGGTCTTCTCCAAGGTATCCCAGCATATTTATCTGGAATAGGCCATAAGAGTTGTCACCGGTTGAGGACGTTTTATTGTGGGAATCTGCGTTGCCCCTAGACTCTCGCATAACTACTGCCCAAGCTGTCTTCAAGGACTTACCCTCAAAGCCAACAAGTTCTAGCATGTCTGCCAGGTCTGTAGGGGTGAACTTTGTCATTTCCCGATACTTATCTAGAGGATCAACTACCACGGGGGCGGTGATCACAGTGGGCGTATCAACCCGATTATAGACCGCATAAGCTTGGTTTGTGGTAACTATGGTCAACATAGCTACCATTAAGGTTGCTTTTGCTTTTAAAAGGATCTCTTCATTAAACTTCACACTATCTCCTAGGCTAGAAGGCCAACCCGAATCTCTTATCAGCTGTCACCAGATAAAAAATAGCTCAGCGTCTGTCTGCCGAGCTAGTTGCAACCCTTTTGTTACGTAGTTAGTGTTAGGGCAGTTTCCTGTCCCTATATCTATCCTAGCAGTAAATACAGGGTTGGTGCAACCGCCAAACGGAAATATAGTGTAAGATATATCACATAATGCTAAAAAAGGGGTAAAAATGCGAATCGTACAAAGAATTGTTACAAAACAAGGTCATGCTGTACCATCTAGTTCACACGCACCAAGAGGGCCATTTCCAGCAGAGCTATATGCATCTCCGGAAATAATTACAGATTATGTACCATTTGATGAAGAGTATGAACGAGGCGCTACAGCGCAGACAGATTTTAAATCACCTAAGCTTTTTCGTTGTAAAGAGTGTGCTGTGATAGTATTAGAGCATGAAGTACCAGATCACTGGTGCGAGGGAACGGGCGAACATAATGGCGAAGACGCATGACGTTGGGAAGTTTTACTGGCATTTAATGACTTACCCAGTAAAACCACCAGTAGTACTAGAGCGTGCAGAAACACAAGAGATAGAAGAACCTTACCGTTTCGGTAAAGGTTGGTGCTTACGCTTTCCATTAACAAGGCAATCTATTGTTATGGGTAAGTGGGTTAAGCAATATACTGAAAGTCAAGCACTAACTAATGCGGTAAACGGCCGCAGTATGAAAGAAGATGAAGTTGACTGGGATATGATTAGATTTGGGGCACCGTATGAAGATCTTTAAAAGAAAAAGCAAAACTACAAAAGAACTAACTAAAGTTCAGCGAAGAGTAAATTCTTTGCCTACGCAGGAACTTCTTAATTGGACGGATCAAATTATGTACTCAGTTGGTCGTAACTTGTCTGCTTGGCAAAAAACACAGTACAAAGACAATCTTGCAGAAGCACGTCTAGGTGCTGAGTCTCTTAACGCTATCTTAAATACTCTTAGCGAAAGACACGGCCTGTGACCACTGCTGAGTTTGACGAGCTAGAGCCCGATGATTTTGACGAGTTTGGTAACGTCCTGCCAGAAGAAGTTGAAGATGACGGATTAGACGAGTTATCTAAAGAATTTGTAAAAGCTCTTGTAGAAAAGATCATGGGCTTTATGAAAGTCTTGGTAGGCCATGAGTTGCACGTTTACCAACAGCCTCTAGCACGTAGACTAATCGAGTCCGTTATTATTAATGATGGTGAAGAAATTACTGCTCTTGCCTCTCGTCAGAGCGGTAAGTCAGAAACTATTGCTAATACAGTGGCTACCCTTATGGTTATCCTTCCACGCCTAGCTAAAATGTACCCAGAGTTAATGGGTAAGTTTGGTGATGGAATTATGGTAGGAATGTTTGCCCCAGTCCAGTCACAGGTAGAAACCCTTTATTCTCGTACAGTATCTCGCCTAACTAGCGAAGCTGCTCTAGATGTACTTGGGGATCCTGAAATTGACGACATGGTCTCTAAAACACCTGGCGTAGTAAGAAACATCCGCCTTAAGAACTCAGGCAGTAGCCTTATGATGATGACAGCTAACCCTAGAGCTAAAATTGAATCTAAGTCTTTCCACCTCATTATTATCGATGAGTGCCAGGAAGCAGATGACTTCGTAGTGGCTAAGTCTATTTCTCCTATGGGTGCGTACTACAACGCCACTATGGTTAAGACAGGCACCCCTACAACCCATAAAAATAACTTCTATAAGGCTATCCAGTTTAACAAGCGTAGACAAACTAGCCGAAACGCCAAACAGAACCATTTTCAGTGGGATTGGCGAGACGTAGCAAAAGTAAACCCAAACTATGAAAAGTTTATTAAAAAAGAAATGCTTCGCATTAGTGAGGACTCTGACGAGTTTCAGCTCTCATACAACTGTAAATGGTTGTTGGAGAGAGGAATGTTCGTTACATCCTCAATCATGGACGACCTCGGAGATACCTCGCAAGAAATTGTTAAGAGCTGGCACCGTTCTCCGGTCGTGGTCGGCATCGACCCGGCACGTAAGATGGACTCAACAGTTGTTACAGTTGTGTGGGTAGACTGGGATCGTCCTGATGAGTACGGTTACTATGATCATAGAGTATTAAATTGGCTTGAGATGCAGGGCGATGATTGGGAAGAGCAGTATTTCCAAATCCAACAGTTCCTATCATCCTATGATGTGCTTGCAATAGGAATCGACGCCAATGGTGTTGGTGATGCAGTGGCCGGAAGATTAAAGATCTTGATGCCTCGTGCAGAAGTAATTCCGGTTACATCTAGCCCTACCGAGCAGTCAAAGCGTTGGAAGCACCTTCAGGCGCTAATTCAACGTCAGATGGTATCCTGGCCTTCTCATGCTAAGACCCGTCGCCTACGTATTTGGAAAAAGTTTTACCAACAGATGACAGATGCCGAAGTCCAGTACAAAGGCCCTAACTTTTTGGTAGCTGCTCCAGATGAGGTCCATGCCCACGATGACTTCGTGGACTCACTAGCATTAGCTTGCTCCCTTACCCAAGAACTAGTTATGCCAACAATTGAAGTTTCAGCAAGTCCTTTCTTCTAAAAAGTACCTCTTTAGGCTGACTAATGCCTAAATAGAAGCGAGAATAATGCATGAGGACCTCAATCCCAATCCTATAGGAGAATAAAAAATGGCAGTAGAAAATATCGCCCCAACACCTCAGTTCCCTGAGAAGGTAGGCGCAACTTACGAACGTAAGATGTCACCTGCAACACCAGGCCTTCGTGGCCCACTTCGTTTTGAAGAAGGTATTGCAACAGACACAGATGTACCAAATGACTTCCAACTTGGTTTGGATCAAGGTTATGACACTCCAGAAGGACGTCCTAACCACAACATGAACGTTATGGAAAAGTATGCAGAAGAGACAATGCGTGAGCGTGCTCACGTTGGATCAGCTGCATGGGTCGAAGCTCCAACATACCTAGGCGAGTTCGCTCAAGGTAACTTTGGAGATCACTCAACAGTCGTTATCGAAGAGGTTGTACGCAGTGGCTCACGCCAGGAGCGTATGAACCCAGCTTCAGTCTTAGACTAAAACATACGATAGACTATACTGGTCTCCAGCTCTGTACCCCTTTCTCCGGAGCTGGAGACCTATATAGGAGGAGACCATGGCACAACCGAATAATCCGAAGCTGTACAACTTATTGTTGTCACAAGCTAAGGCAAAGTATCCTTCTCGCAAGATAAATGGTTTAAGTTTCCCAGCTGCTAAGTGGTTTGGAAATGAATATGCAAGACAAGGCGGCGGCTTTGTGGATTCAATTAAAGAAGTTGATCCAAAACTACGTGATGTAAAGCAAGAAAATATTGAGAAAGAAAAACGCAAAGAAGCATTAGAAAAAAAGAAGAAGAAACAATCAGGTTTCGTCGTTTAAGTTGGGGGCAACTATGAAGTCAGGATGTAATCAATGAGCGGTGGTATGGATTTTTCACCTCCCAGTTATAGGGCGGCATCATCTGATCTAACCATCTCTATTTCACCACTCGGTTTGGTGGAACTTGCTGATGAAGAATTTGAAGTACACGGACCACGCCTAAATCGTTATTCACTTAACTGGGCAATGTACCTAGGCCATCACTGGTCTTATCGCCGTGAAATTGGCGAATCACAAATGGTATATAACTACTACCGTGCTTTTACAGATTTTATTATTAACTTTACTTTTAGCCGTGGCGTTATGTTCCGCAGCCCGCAACAGACTGAGGCAATCGTCCCAGACATCCTAAAGCGTGTGTGGGAAATTGACAATGACAAGCACGGTATCCTATGGGAAATGGGTCAGCAAGGTGGAGTCTCAGGTGACTGCTTTGTTAAAGTAGCCTATGAAGAAGCTTATGAAGACTCTACCGGTCGTCCTCATCCAGGGCGTGTACGTATTCTTCCTCTTAACTCTTCTTTTGCATTTCCGGAGTTCCACCCACACGACCGCTCACGTTTGATTCGTTTCAAGCTTAAGTATCGTTTCTGGGGAACCTCTATTGAAGGCACACGCCAGGTTTATACCTACACCGAAATTTTGACTGATGACCGCATCGAAGAATACATTAACGACGAGCTCATTGATAGCCGTCCTAACCCTATTGGCGTTGTCCCAGTCATTCACATTCCTAACGTCCGTGTTTCTGGATCCCCATGGGGACTTTCAGATTGCCACGACGTTATTACTCTTAACCGCAATTACAACGAAGTTGCAACAGATATTGCGGACATCATTAACTACCACGCAGCTCCTGTAACAGTTATCACAGGCGCTAAGGCATCCTCTCTAGAAAAGGGCCCTAAGAAGGTCTGGGCGGGCCTTCCTAAGGACGCACAGGTCTTTAACCTAGACGGAGGTGGGCAAGGCCTCATGGGGGCTATGGAGTACCTTAAAATCGTTAAGACGGCTATGCACGAAATGGTTGGTGTTCCTGAAACCGCACTTGGTCAGGTACAGCCTATTTCTAACACCTCTGGTGTTGCCCTAGCTATCCAGTACCAGCCTTTGATGAATCGTTACCACCAGAAACTGGTGCAGTACGAAGAAGGCCTACAACGAATCAACGAGCTAGTTCTCTTGACCCTTGCATTTAAAGAGCCAGAGTTGTTTACTTATAACCCGGCTGTTAACGGCCCAATTAAGCAAGGCCAGCTTGCACAGCTAGATTTTGCAGACCCAATTACTTACGAGTCAATTGTCCACATGCCACCTCCACTTCCACTAGATAAATTGATCGTACTCAACGAAATCCAGCAGAAGATGAATATGCAGCTTGAAAGCCGTGAGGGAGCCCTACGTCAACTTGGCGAAGAATTCCCAGATCAGAAGCTCGAAGAAATTCGTGCAGAGCTTATTCAAGACGCTAAGGCAGATGGAGCTATTGCTCTCGTTAAGCAACAGATAAATTCAGCGATCACATCACTTACTGGTATGATGCCTGATGGAACTCTTCCTCCTGGAGCAGCTCCTGGAGATGGTACTGGTCCTGGTCCGTTAGGACAACCTGGAATCATTACCCCATTTGAAGAAGCAACACTTGGACAGCTTCAACAAGAAATTGTTGTAAAGGCATACGGTATGCAAACTCCTCGACAGAGTGCAAGCACCCAAACCGATACACCTAATTCTGAAGAAAACCAGTGATTTAGGCTGACAAATTGTAAAAAATTTGTCAGGCTATATACCAAACTAACCCGCAGGTCATCGTGGCATTAAATCGGACAACGACCTCTTAACCTAAAGGAATACGCATGTCAGAAACAACATCAAATGTTGTTGATAGTGCAGTGGCTCAAGAAGCATTTACTTCTGAAGTTGCAGGCACAGCATCACCAGCACAGCAAGCAGTAGTACCTCCTGTTACAGATTCAAAGGCAGGATATACAGAAGTAGATCTTCAAAGAGTTCGGGAACAAGAGAAGTCAAAGCTTTACCCACAGATTGATTCACTCAAAGAAGAAATTAATCTACTTAAGAAGGACCGCGAAGCGCAGCTTGCAGAAGCTAATCGCATTGCGGCAGAGAAAGAAGAAGAAGCCCGTAAGAAGGCAGAAGCTGAAATGGATGTTCGTGCACTTCTTGAAAAGAAGGAGCAAGAATGGGAATCCAAGCTCGAAGAAATTCGCCAAGAAGGTGCTCGTAAAGATGCACTTCTAGAGCGTGAGCGTCAGTATGCTGAACTTACAGCTTACCGTAATCGTCGCCTTGCTGAAGAGCAAGACAATATTATGCCTGAGCTTGTAGATCTAATCTCAGGAAATAGTGTAGACGAGATAGAACAGAGTATTACTGGGCTTAGAGAACGTTCGTCTAAGATCCTAGAATCGGCGCAGCAAGCTATGCAATCTGCTCGTCGTGACATGAAAGGCACAAGCACCACGTTGCCACCAACCATGGAAAACAATTCGGCACAACAACAGTTCACCGCGGATCAGATTGCCGCAATGTCGGTTACCGAGTACGCAAAATACAGAGATCGTTTGTTCCCAGGAGCAAACAATCAAAATAAGGGAATCTTCGGGTAAGTAATTACCTTTTAACTCAACCTAACATATATGAATAAGGAGTAACACCGACATGGCATCAGC